TTTACACTCTACAGTCAAAGATACATTGTTTCCCGCTGTTGCGGTAACATTGCCCACCGGAAGTAGATAACAATTTTTCATACCGTTTTTACAAATACGGCGCAAATCTCGTTTTTCGAGAAGATGATTGAAGTGCATTATAGCCTCTCTATTGGTCGAATTGAATTTCGCAACTATCACCATCGCAGAATTTGGTGCCGGAGCCTTGCTCTTCAACTTTAAATCTTTGAATTGGTGTAATGTTTTTAATTAGTTCTTCGTATTTTTCTTTAGTAATTGGCTCATAGGGCGGCTGTTTATATCCCGTCAACTGATAGCGTAGGAAGGAAACGGCCTTTAATCGACTTTCGTACATCTCTAGCGCGCTTTTAAGTTGTTCGCCTTCCTCCTCCTTAAAAGTTACAGTAATGGATACAGAATTATCGGCCCAATAATGTTGATACTGAGCGGCGATCTCAAGCTGCTCCCAAATAGTAGCCTCCTTCTTGCCCTTTTGAAAATAGGGCTCCTGAACGGGGAATTCTACACAAATTGTATTAGGGGAATATTCATCATCCTCGATTTTATAGCCTGCTGCTTGTAAAGGTTCAACTAATTGTGAATCTTTTGAGAACCTAATTCGTCTAATATAATACTCGTCTTCGGGAAAATGAATCCCCGGCGTTGAGCCATTAAGCAAAGACACAGTTCCAGAAGGCTTAATCGAAGTCATACGCACAGACTTTGGAATACAAAGCCAATTTGAATATTCGTCATCAAGTTTTTGAACATGAGCGTATGCCTCATCACACCAATTTAAAATTGTACGACGGCCAAACTTATTAAACGCTTGGATCACCCCTGATTGGGAAAGTCCGATGCGTCGGTTCTTAAGCATCTTGGCGTTTGTCTCAGGCCAGTGTGTGTTGGATAGCGTAATAGTCTTTCCATAAAGATATGCGATCTTTAATGTCTTTAGATAGTCTTCGTAATCGTCATGCTTTGCGGGGAATGTTTCTACTAAGCAACAAAGCTCCGCGTCTTCTAGCTGCTGTTCCACACAAGGATTAAATCCTGCAACATTTACGTCGTCATAGCGAGGAGGATCCTTGAATCTGCCCCGTGTACGAGCATTGTCCAACCAAATGTAGCCAGGTTCACCATTCTTTTGTGACTGCTCTGCATGCCATGTATAATCCATGCCCACCACAGCATTAAAGGAATTGTTGGAGCCCCAACGGTGATGATAAAGCTTTTCTTTATCATTCTTCATTTCTAAATATAAACGATCATTATAGGCGCCCATAGCCAACGCAGCAGACCGCCGAACATTCCCAGCTACCACGCAGCGTCCAATAAGATTTTCTGTGTCTACAATATCAATTGAAGAAATAGGATCGCCAATCTTAGCAGAATACATTTCAATTAAATTATTGTGAAGTTCCTTAAGGGGAGCATAACCACTAGAAGTCCCTCCAAAGCCAGCAATAGGTGCGCCCTCGGGGCGAATCGCCGTGTAATCAAATTTCGGTACCTTAGAGCCAAAAAAGAAACCATCCAACAGCATGTGAACCGAATTCACCCAACCTTCACGGGAATCATCAATGATGTGTGTATCGTTAGTAAAATCAGGCTCACTGATAGTAAAACTGTTAGCTCCCTCTGTGTCAAAACCAACGCCGATGCCAAGCATCAGCGCATCCATCATCCACGCAAAAAGATAACCACCTTTTATGCGAAGGTCGCGTGTCGAACGAAAAGCGCAATTAAAGAGACCAGCGGCGGTACGATCTTCTACAAATTTGGTGCCCATCATCCACAGGCCACGACCAGGAGGAGTCCATTTAAGATTGAACAAACGATCGTATGCATCTTTTGCGGTTGCCTGTGCTTTTGTATCAATCCACTCCAAGCCAAGCATAAAGACGTGCTGCTTCTGCATATTGAACATGCCCTCGATAACACGACGGCATGTTTGCCACCATTCTTCTGTTCCAGTGGCATGTGGATCGAACTCGCTCAAACGGCGAGAGTATGTGCGTTTAAACGTCACATATCCTAGCGGCCCCCAAGGTACCTCTGCTGTCTTATAGGGCTCGATAAACGTGTCTGATAATCTAAACCGACGGATATTTTCTAGTGTTCTCATTATTTGTCTTTTCCTTTTAATTTTGTATATTTGGCGCGCAATAATTGTTGCTGCATCCGGGGACCTAGGGGTGCAGGCGTTGTTGTTACTTGGGCACCATTAACCATGTTGCTGGATTGTGGTGGCATTATTTTGATATTCACATTAGAAGTGTCCATAAATATATTATACACCATTCCGTCGGGTCCGTTTCTATTTTTTGCAATAAACATTTTACCTTGATTATTTTGTTTATCTTGAATAGTTCGAGAGATAGAGAATATGAAATCTGCCACAAAGCACTTATTAAATGCCTCGGAGATTTGTTCCATTGTTATAACTTCTGCATTCAGCCCCGATCTATTGGTTTGAGAGGCGGTCCAAACGGGACATTGAAAGTCGGTTGAAATTGCTCTCAACTCTTCATAAATAGATTCCAATTCGCTTCTTTTCTCTTTTCTTACTACAACAGGTTTTAAAAGATCAGCATAATCAATAATGATCATTCCTGGTGTTATACCTCGTTTTATAAGTTTTGATAGATGTGTTTTGATTGTGTTGGTAGAAGCAGATTTGGTAGCATACTCCTTGACAATCAGTGTTCCATCAAGATCTTTAATTTCATCGTAAACTTCATCTTTAAAATTGATAATATCTGACAAAGGGTAGCCTGTAATACAACTGTCATAGCGAGTCGCAATAATTCTATCTTGGAGTTCCAGAGTATAATGAACTACTGTTTTACCTTCTTTGATGGCTTGTGTACCCAAATGAACCAACGCCATACTCTTGCCAGCGCCAGTGGGAGCGATCACAACACCCAACTCACTTTTACCCAAACCACCCCCACACAATTTGTCAATCTCGGCCCACCCAGTTGTGCAAGGCACTCGATAGCGAGGAACAAAACGCGCTTCAAAGTCAGCCATATAATCATAACCAAAATTGTTTTCGGAGCCGAGTTTTAATGCTTCGTTGATAACTGTCGAGATTTCATCAAACGAACAATTTTGTAGAAGCTCAACAGATTTCAACATAGCTTCTTTAAGATTTTGCTTACGACAAAAATCAAGCGCTGTTTCTTTGATGTACTCTGCATCGGAAAGTTCATGATTATGAATACGCAAAAAATATTCACGGACCTGTCTTTGAATAACCTCGTCTTCGTTATCCAACTCTGTCTTTAAGATTATCGTAATAGCCTGAATAGAGGGGTGTCTACCATAGCGGTTCCGATAGTCGACAATCTTTTGCAGGAATATACGCAAATACTCCAATTCTAAAAACGATTGATTTAAAACCTCTGTGATTTGATCAGCAAAGGGCCGATCTTCATAAATTAGTTGAACAAGTCCTTCTTGGAAGGATTTACCATACCTTCCAAAACTTGCATCATTTGTTATCATTAAAGCCCTCGCTTATATTAATTATAGCTCTTCTTACCCAAATGTCAAGCCAAAAGACGCTACTTTTTAGCTCTTGACGGAGCCTTTCTCGCTTACAATTCGGTTTAAGTTGGTGCGTAGATCTTCCCAATTTAACTCACCAAAGCCATCATCCCGCATCATACCCAAGATTTCTGTACGATTAAGATCGAACTCAAAGTTTTCTACAGCTTCCTTCACAATTGCCTTAGAATTAATAGACATTTGGGGAGAATATAGCTGCATCATCTTATAATTGTGTTGGATGAGATCGCGATTGTCGGCCACATTGCTGTAAAACTTTAGGCTACTATCCTCTAGTTTTTCTTCACAATGTTCGATTACGCGATCAATAGTGTGGGTATTTGCCTCAGCCAAGAAACCCAGGCGCTTTGCTACGGTCGCAAAACCCGCACCCTTGATACCGGGGAGATTATCTGACGCATCGCCAATAATAGCCCTCGCTAGCGCCATGTTGGTTGGGTGAACGCCGGTTTGTTCAACAATGCGGTTTGTGTTCAGAATCTCATCTTTAGTTGGACGCCACAACACCGTTTCTTCGTCGCACAACTGCATAAAATCTCTATCATTTGAAACAATGATTTTCTGCCAGCCATCATAGT